CATTAAATGCTTCGTACATACGCTGTGCAGTATCTTCTAACCACAACTGTACTTCACGATCTTCGTTTAATTCACGGTTTCGTAATTTTAATGAGAACCAAGATAGGGATGGGGATGTTAATGTGCCTTGCAATGATGCAGACAATAATGTGTTTGCTGTAATGGCTGTGCTATCGAATAAAACTTCAGTACGTTTTTCGCCCCTTGATCTAACAAAGGTTATATCTGCCTTTCGTGGCATTACATAATCAAGTATTTCTTGCCAATGATCTTCCCACGTGCCACGTGCAGAAGCCATTATGCTTTGCCTTTTTTTTACATATTGAAATGGCGATACGTTGTTTTCCATTATTTCAATGTACCTCCAAGCATTGTTTTACCTGTGGTCGCTTCTTCTTCAACGCCCATACCAGATGTTAAAACTGTGCCGTACATACCACCCTTTTTAGACGCTAACATTTTTGCTTTTTCAGCAGCTAGAGAAGCCTCTTTTTTCTTTGTGCTTTCTATCATTTCAGAGTCTACTGGGGGCGGCATACTTGGTGCTGATTTCATACCCATTTGCATTCCCCTTTTAGTATTCCGTAAAGAGCCGCATCTACATACGTGCCATCTACTTTCATTACTTGCCTGATAACTCCTTCTTTTACAAATCCTGTACCAGCCAATAGTCTTTCGTTTCTATCATACCCATTAACACACATAGCACTCATTCTATGACATTTACATTGGTTAAAGGCATAATCAAACATTAATCTTATATTTTTTCTTTGGCATACCTTTGGATTATCTAACGCCAAATGAACAAATATGTTATGTCCATCAAAGTCAGAAAACAAAAGGCAACCTTGTATTTCTCCACTTTCTTCATCAACAAACGCAATATGTCTGTCGTCTTCTAGCAACTCTCTTGCAATATGTGCTTTTGGTGCAATCCACTCAAAGGCTTTTTGCCTTATTGAATCATCTACACATGATACAATCATATTAAGCTACTTTGGTTTTCTTCTTAACAACTTTTTCTTTTCCGCCACCTAAAACAGTTTTACCAACATTTGCTTCTTCAGTAATTCCTTCTGAACTTGTAAGCATAGTGCTTCCACCATAACTTCCACCAGATTTTAGATTTGCTTTTTTAGCAGTTTGCGGTGCTGCTGCTGTTTGTGCTGTTTGTGCAACTGGCGGTGCTTTTGGTTTACTTATGCCAACTGCTTTTGAAATTGCTCTTACTACTCCACCCATAATGTTATCCTTCCTTTAATTAAAAACGCTAAATTCACTGTCAGAAAATATTTGGGTAGGCTCATAATTTTTAACTCTCGCCCTCCTAACACTCATAACAGCGTATCTCATAGCAGATATTACATCGTCATTTTTAGCAACGATTTTTCCATCCTTCCGATGATACATACGCATTTCTTCTAACAGTCTACCCTGATTATTAAAAATTTTCAATCTATTAGTCTGAAACCTTGTATACATCTCCTGAATGCCTGCTTCTACCGATATACCACCTGTGTGATCTTTTTGACCTTGTTGTGGTGGATTGGTAAAATGTTCACGTGTCATGTTTACACCTTCTGACCGATATTGTTCGGTTAATGACTTACCAGAACCTTTATCTGCTTGTCTTCCGTCCATAGGCCAAATCACAGGAATAAACATACCCCGTGCTTTTATAGCACTTGCATGAATAGGCACTGCTTCTTGACGCACAGAATAACTATCATAAATATAGATAACATCGCTATCTCTATCCCAAGCAACCCATGCTGCTGCTGTTGGGTGATCCCAACCAAAATCAAGCCCACATAATCTAGGCCAATGTGAAGGTATTTCTATTGGGTCGCAAATCATGTCATCTTCTGCCATAGGAAACACAAGACCAGAACCTAGTTGTGGAATGCCCCGTTCACGCATTTTACGCTCATGGGGTGGTAACGCAGAAAGAATCTGCTCTCGCACATCGGGAGTCATGTGAGGCGCATCATCCCACCCTGCCTGAAGCAAGGCTTGCCCTTCTCTAAGGTCATTGACAAACTGCGTTACCGTGTCTGTCATACCGTTCTCTGGCGTGAATGTCATATACACAATCCCACCTTTATCAGCGGTACGAGTTAAACTTTGTGTGTAAATAGATTGTGGCGGTTCTTCGTCTAGCCAAACAACATCAACCGATTCACCCATCCATTTTTCTTTACCCATTTCGTATGCTTTAAAAGCTAAACGTGAATAACCCCCTGTTATGTGTTTAATGACAAGACTATTCATAGCATTAGGCACACCTGCTTTACGCACTGTATCGCCAATTAATTTTAATGGAATAGAACCTGTACCTTTAGCTGTAGGGTCATCAGGTTGCCCAACTAATTCTTTTTGGCAAATATCACGGGTAGTTTCATTTGATGCACCACCTGCCCACGCTCTAATAGGTCTTGTAAATTTTTTGCCTTCCCACCAATCAGGGTATAGTCCTGTAAGATGGTAGGCCATTTCCATAGCCCCACTAAAAGATTTGCCAATACGGTTGCCAGCCATAAGCAATCTTTGTTGTGCAACAGTATTGTGAAATTTTTTTTGATATTCGTATGGGCTGTAATCTGCCATACGATTTGTGACTTTTCTGTGTTCTAATTCTTTGGCTATTTTTACAGCCCTAGCTAATACATCTGTCATTATAATTTACTTAAATCATCACTATGTACCATAATCCAAAAACCCTTACGATTTTTTTCGCATAGTACAACTACTGGTGTTTTGTTTTCTTTATCTGCCATAACCTTTGTATCATCCCACAAAGTTACTGCACTGTGTTTTTGACGCAGTTTACATTCTATAAATAGCTTGTCGTGTATTACGTCTGCACGGGTGATCTTGCCGTTACCACCAGACAAGGGTGTACGCTCACCGCCAAAGTAAGCAGCCACTTGTCGTTCCCTTTGTTTCCACGCTTTATCACCCATAATTTAGATAGCATACCTACATATTAACTAATGTTCAAGTAGTTAACAAAGGTTAATACATAAAATACCCCTACGCTGTGTGAAAAGACCCATTGTGTAGGGGCAAGCACGGGCGTTTGGGGGGGTGGGGGTGCTGTGTGGGCTGTGCTGGTGGGCAATCGTCAGGGCATGGGGATTCTGTGGGCTGCTAGCGACACAATATCAGGGCAGGTGTAGTGTGTTTCCCTAGTGTATATGTCAACGCCTAACAGACAAGACCTTATATAGTCCAGCCGCTTGCCTGTTGCTGCCAGTGTGCGTGTGTGTGTGGACGGAACGTTATTTCTTGGGATACTTGGGATGTTGGGGCTGCTAAAGGTTGGACGTTGTGTAGTGTCTTACCCTATAGGTGATGAAGCATAACTAGTGGCTAGTGTCTGTCACCTTTACTAGACCGCCCCCGCCTAGCTGCTCAAGCAAGTGGTCAAGTTCTGTTTGCAGTTCTACATCGGTTTGCTGTTTGGTCACATCTTCTACCTTGTGAACTGTCTGATAACCTGTTCGATCTAAGATGCTATTGATTGCCCCTAGCTTTACGGATGCTGATACCTTGTCATCAGTTATCAGGCTTTGCAGTTTCTCAACAGCCATAGGTACAGCGTGACCTAGTGCCGCCCGTGTTGCGTCATCTATCTGCTGTGCCAGTTTCTTTTTGAGTTCATAGCCCTGCTGCTCTGCTGTTGCTGGTGAGTATCCAGCAGCGATTGCAGCACGTGTTGCATTGCCGCTCTGACTAAAGTTTTCAATGAAGGCAATCTGTTTATTTGTAAGGCTTTTCGTAGTCATACACACATTATAACCTAAAGTAGTTGCATTGCAATATATATAGGTAATATGTAGGCATAATGTATTAGCAAATAAATTCTTGCATATCTTTTAAAATGTATTATATAATTAACCTACATTAACAACTAACGGAGTATATGACATGAAAGCACATTTTAAATTAGTAAGTCACGCAGTCAAAGACATGGGTTACACCGTGTCCGTTTGGGATGGTGGCGAATGGCAGGTTAAACGGTCAACATCTTTGCCAGCAATCAAGGACGCAATGGAATCAGTAGACGAGTCACAATTGAAGTTTCGTGATGCTGAAGGCAACGATATGGGTTGGGCGTTGATTGTTTTAGGTAACGATGGTGGCGATGAAGTTTCTGACTACAGCGTAAGCCGTGAAGCAGTCACATGGATTGACACATGGTTCAACCGTGTGGTGATGGAGGCTTAG